CCTTCCACAGTAGTAATCATAATTTTTTTACCTATATGCATGTATTTATAGGATACTAAGAATAACACATTATCAATATTTAAAAAACATGGCAGACTTAAAACCATTAGGAAGTGAGAAACTTCAAGGAGACGACAAATTAAAGAGAATTCTTGAGTTGACTTATTACGGTAATAAAACAAACAACACATCGTCTAAGGCTGAGTATATCTCAGAATCAGTAAACGGTGTATACGGTATCGTCAAAGAAAAAGATGGATATTTCGTAAAGAAAGGTTTAAATGAAAGTTCATTGGATTACATTGGTGGTCTTTTCATGAAAAATAAAAACAAATTTAGTTCATACGCTGAGGCATTGAAAAGACTTGACCTTTTAAATGGTCAAGAACAATTACAGGAAGCCACAAAATATGTATTAAAACAAAACAAAACCACAGAACCTGCAATGCCTGTTGATGCGCCAGCACCGATGCCAACTGATGTTCCATCAGAACCATCTGCAGACGAGACACCGGTAACATCTATGGATGATATGGGTTCAGATGTTCCTTCTGATGATACATCAATGGAACCTGAAATGGGTGATGAAAACACACCCAAACCATCTGATTACATGGCTGAAGTTCAAAAATTCGCAGGTAAATTAGGTCAAGAATTAAGAGACCAAAAAGAAAAAATGGAAAGTGACGATATCAAATACGTACTTAACATGATTATCTCGGCGGTTGACCTTAACAAACTTGAGATTGAGGACATCGAAGACATCGCTAAAAAATTCGACAGAGATGAAGAGGATTTTGGTGATGAGGAAGGGATTCCTGCAGAAGAACCTGAAATGCCGGCAGAAGAACCTGAAGCAGACGAAGATTTGGGTGAAATGTCAATAATGGATAAATTGGAGAGTTTTGTTAATATGCCAGCAGTTCAAGACGAAGAAATTGATTTGAGCAATTATGCTGATTTAGGTTCGGTACAAGAAGATGACGTAATGGAAATCGACTTGGAGGAAATAAAGAAAGAAATTAACAGAAATATCGGGGAAACTTTAGGTAAATATTTCAAGTAAGATGCGTTTAATATACGTCAATGAAATCGGTTCCGATTTTAAAGGTCAAAGACAGTACGAATTCATTTTTAGTGAAAGCGTAGAAATTGACATGGAGGAATGGTTTGACGTTCCAGCATCTTCAACAATGACCTCAAAGTCTCCAAGTATTGAATATATTGACCTTGTAGGTCTTTTACGTGACACCGATGTGGTTTTTGAATTAATACAAAATTCTGACTATTTCGGTGTTATTGATGCTGTGGATGGTATAATTGCCATGGCATGGGAAAAATCTAATTTCGACATGGATGAAGATAGAATGTTTTTCCGTTTTGGTGAATCCATGGAATCAGTAGAGAAAAAACTAAAATCAAGAGGTTATATTTTAGAAACCCAAGAATTAAAATTTAAATCGTTATGAAAAGAAAAGATATAATCGAAAAACTATTATCTGAGGGGTTTTCTGAAAAGACCCTTTCTCGTATGGGAGACAAGGAACTTACCGTTTTAGCCAAAACTGTTTTAAAAGAAGCGGTAATAATTAAGTCAGATAACGTTAAGGACATTGAAAATGCAAAAAAATTAGGTAAGACAATTGAAACTTACGAAGAAAAGAGTGAAGAAGGGGATGAAAATGAAGAATGGTCTCATGTTCAAAAAGAAAATGAGGTTGAATCTTGGGTTTTAAATTTGGCTGAGGAAAAATTTAGTAATTTTACGAAAAAAAGTGAAATTATGGAAATTATTAGTTCTAAAGTTAAAGAAACTTCAACACCAATGCCGGCAACTAAGGCAAACAAAGGACACAACGGTGTTCCTGAATTTATGACTTATGATTCAATCATGTCATCATCAACCAAAGAAAAAGAAACCGAAACACCGGTTAGAGAAAGACCTGTTAGAGAGAAACCAACAGAAAAACCTAAAACTGATGACCCATTTAGTCCTAAACCGGGACCTAATCATGCTCCAAAAGCATTAGCTGAAAAAAAAAGAATTAAAAATGGAATTTAGTAAAAAAAATTTGTTATCTTTAATTAAAGAAAATTTAGAAGAGATGGCAATGGATTTCGATACGGAAGATAGACCTGACCAAGGTATACAAAATAAACTAGCTCAAGGAGATACTCCATTGAAAAAAATTCCATTTCCTAAAACAGGTGATGAACCCAATAAAAATTTCCAAGAACTTTTAGCATCTGAAAGATATAGACAAGTAATTAGTAACCTAAGACAATATACGGGTATTAATACACCTCTTAGGACTATTAATGATATAATGCCATTAGCTCAAATGATGATGACTGCTCATAATCAAATTGTACAAACCGAAAGAGCACATAGAGGAGAATTAGAAAAATTATCAGTTGATTTAGTTGTAAAAGAACTGAATGTTTTTAAACCAAAGGAGATTGAAGAAGGTGCTGGTGTTGAATTTATTGATGGTGTATATATGGCATATAAGTATCAAATAACCGGAACAACTAGAAAAAAAGTAAATATTTTACAATTTGATGTTAAAATTGTTAATACAGGTGAAATTGATTCGAGTGATTTCAATAGAGAACAAGGTCAACAACAAAATGCTCCAGAAGTAAATATTGAGGTTGAGGAGGATTTAATGGGTGATTTGGAAAAACTTGATTTAGAAAAAGCAAAAAGAAGATTTATTAATAGTATGATACAAGGTGCATCAGAAAAGGCTCACTATATGTATCATTATGTTCCTGATAAAATTGAAGAAATTACTGGTTCTGAAAACTTGATAAATCAATACGGTATTTTAATGTCAATTAACGATACACTTTATTGGCAATTAAGTGACGAACAAATGAAAATGATGATGGGTGGAGGCGGAGAAGGTGGGTCAAGTATGGCTGGTAAACAAAAAACAGATAGAAATTCCAACCCCCCTAAAATAACAATAGAAGCTGTTAATTTTCCCGTACTTGTCCATGAATTAGTTAAAGCGGTGATGGATTTAATTTCATACGCCGGTGACCCAGATGATTTAGAAACTTTTAATGCGGTACAACAATCAGAAGATACTTTAGAAAAAGAAGTATGGGATTTGAGATTAGGACCAGCAATATGGGAAAGGATGAGAAGACAATTTCCTGAAGACATCTTAACCGATGTAAATAAGATGCATCTACAGAATAGATTACTAATGACAATTTTCAAATTACCAGCAAAAAATTTATTGGTATTCGCAAAGGAGGTTGTTTCAGGTTCTGCAAATGGTAAAAGATTAATGAATGAATTAATGTTAGGGATTGAACAATTACTTAGAGACCAAGATTACCAAGATGCAATGGAATCATTTAATAATGATTTAGATGATGTTGCGGATGATTTTACTGATGATGATATGAGAAATCTTTTAGGTGATTTAGGTATTAGTTTATCGGATGACGATGATGACGATAATCGATAATATTTAAAAGGGGGTTTTTAACCTCCTTTTTTTGTATTTATATATATGAGTAATAAGATAGAACAATTAAAAGAGTATGCTCGTATAATGAAGGATGCTCCATATGCGTTAAAAACATACTTAACGACATATGACAATACGCAAAAGAAATATGTTCCTTTAGAGTTATTCCCTGACCAAGTTCAGTTAATCAAGGATTACGAAGTATACAACGAAAATATTACGAGGAAATATAGACAGGCCGGTGTTACCACAGTAACTGCCGCATGGATTTCCAGAAGACTACAATTGGCAAAACCAGAAAACCCTGAAAGGGTATTATTAATTGCCAACAAAAAGGATACCGCGGTGGAAATGGCCAATAAGGTTCGTCATTTCTTAGACCAATGGCCAGATTGGTTGAATGTTGGGTTTTCACCCGATAAAAATTCAGAAAGTAGATTTAGGTTAAACAACGGGTGTGAGGTTAAGGCGGTTGCGACATCTGCGGATGCGTTACGTGGTTATACCCCAACAATCCTTGTATTTGACGAGGCGGCATATATCGAAGCCGGTGAAGATTTTTGGGCGGCATCTATGGCATCCCTATCTACAGGTGGTAAGATTATTCTTGTTTCTACTCCGAATGGATATGACCCAATTTACTATGGTGTTTATGACCAAGCGATGAGAGGTATCAATGACTTCCATATAACCGATTTAAGGTGGTTTAAAGACCCTCGTTACACAAAGGACTTACGTTGGGTTAAATGTCAGGATATATGTCATTACATGTTGAATAGAGAACAATATGACGATACTGAAGTGATAATATATGACTTTGACATAGAAAAGTATGCCGAACTTGAAGAATTGGGATATAAACCGTTTTCTTCATGGTTTGAATCAATGTCAAAAAAGTTCAAATATGATAGACGTAAGATTGCGCAAGAGTTAGAGTGTGACTTCTTGGGTTCGGGTGATGGTGTTATTCCGGGTGATATTCAAGATAATATAACTAAGAACATGTTACGCACACCAAAAGAAAAGTACATGCAAGGTACCTTTTGGCAATGGAAAGAACCGGTACAAGGACATAAATACATTATGGGTGTCGATGTGAGTAGAGGGGACAGTGAAGACTTCTCATCTATTAATATAATTGACTTTGATGAGAGGGAACAAGTTGCGGAATATATAGGTAAGATTCCACCCGACGATTTAGCGTCAGTTGCATATAAATGGGGAATTTTATATGAGGCGTTTATTGTAATTGATATCACCGGTGGTATGGGTGTGGCAACATCCAGAAAATTACAGGAGATGAATTATAGGAACCTGTATATTGATGGTGTTAATACAAAGAATATTTGGGAATATAATTCGAAGGCGATGGAAAAAATCCCCGGATTAAATTTTAACAATAAAAGAACTCAGATTGTTGCCGCATTTGAAGAACAATTAAGAAAAGGATTCCAAGTTAGGTCAAGTAGATTAGTAAATGAATTAAACACATTTGTTTATATCAACGGTAGACCTGACCACATGAAAGGACATCATGATGATGCAATTATGAGTATGTCGATGGCACTTTACGCGGCCGATATGTGTTTTAGTCAATTAGAAAAAAACGAGAACGCAAATAAGGCAATGTTGGAGTCGTGGACGGTAACTGAAAGAACCTACGAACCGAACAAATCGTTTTATTCATATGGTACCGCATTTGACCAAATAGGTTCAATGGGTACGGACGCTAATGTGGTTCAACAGATACACGGTAATGCGACTAAGGACCACTATAAAGAATATTCGTGGTTATTTTCCAAAAAGAGGTAACACGACTTTAATATCCCCTTAAAATTATTTATATTATAAAGAAAACTATTTATATACATGGCAGATAATAACATAACTGTATTTCAGAGGTTAACCAAGATGTTTGGTTTCCCGGGACAAGTAAAACCCGAGGATTCACCGTCATTTAATTTCTCGAGAGAAGAAATACTAAAAACCAATAGTAGGGAAGAATACGAAAAGGCGATGTTACAGGCTCAACAGAGTCAATACGTTGCTGACAAGTGGACAAAACTTGAACAATCATTATATAACCAATCGGTTTATTATGAACCAAATAGAATGTCGGCGTATTATGATTATGAATCAATGGAGTTTACTCCTGAGATTTCGGCGGCATTAGACATCTATGCAGAAGAATCTACTACATTATCAGAAAAAGGTGAAATTCTTACTATATTTTCAGAATCTTCAAGAATTAAAACCATACTTGAGGACTTATTCATTAATCGTTTAGATTTGAACACTAACCTACAAATGTGGGCTCGTGGTGTGTGTAAGTACGGTGATGATTTTGTTTATTTAAAAATTGACCCCGAAAAAGGTATTGTTGGTTGTCAACAATTACCGAATATTGAGATTGAAAGAATGGAGGGTGGCTCAACTAAAGCACCTAACCAAAATGATTCTAAGATGCCATCGAGAGAATTAAGGTTCCAATGGAAAAATAAAGATTTAGAATTCCAAGCATGGGAAATTGCCCACTTTAGATTACTGGGTGACGATAGAAAGTTACCATATGGTACATCAATGTTGGATAAGATTAGAAGAATTTGGAAACAATTACTTCTTGCCGAAGATGCGATGTTAATTTATAGAACAACAAGAGCACCCGAAAGACGTGTATTCAAAGTATTCGTTGGTAACATGGATGATAAAGATATCGAGGCGTATGTGCAACGTGTGGCGAACAAATTTAAAAGGGACCAAATAGTTGACAGTAGAAATGGTCAAGTGGATATGAGATATAACCAAATGGCTGTTGACCAAGATTATTTCATTCCTGTACGTGATGCGGCACAAACTAATCCAATTGAAACTCTACCGGGAGCACAAAACTTAGGTGAGATTGCGGATATTGAATACATCCAAAAGAAAATGTTGGCGGCACTTCGTATACCTAAGGCATTCTTAGGTTTTGAAGAGGTGGTTGGTGACGGTAAAACTTTAGCGTTAATGGATATCCGTTTCGCTAGAACCATCAATAGAATTCAAAAGTCTATGATTCAAGAATTAAACAAAATTGCACTTATGCATTTGTATCTTCTTGGATTGGAGGATGAGTTGGATAATTTCACATTATCATTAACTAACCCTTCAGCACAATCAGACTTATTACGTATTGAGCAGTGGAAAGAAAAAATTGTTCTATATAAAG